ATGCCGCTTTCTGTTTCAAAGTGATTGCGAATGATGTAACGTTCGGTCTGTTTCATTCCGATTGTGCAATGGGCCAATATAATTTCGTTGTTACGAGCGTTTATCATCGAAGGATTTGCCATGAAACCCACTTTCCCGGTCAGTGCTTTAGCCACTAATAATGTAAATACGGATTGTAAGTCGCCTTCACATCCGGCAATGATCCCTTCGTCGTTCAACATGGCAAGGGCAAGACAGCCCGTAGTGCCTGTACGCTCTATCAGTTTGAAGCAGCTCACTGTCACTGCACTTAGTTTTTCTTCTTTACAGATTCGCTTAATGGCCCGATAGAGACGCATGGCTTTAATCATATCTTCGGGAGTGCCTTCGCGGCAAGCCAGTGCCTGTGAAGCCACAGCGGCACACGAAGCGCCGACTTCGTTATCCTTACTCCGGTCATATACATCATAAATCCGTTCCAACGGGATGTCCAGATACTCGATTCCCCAACGTCGCTTTGCGAGCAGGTAGTCCACATTGCTTGCAATCAACCAGGAAGAGGGAGTGCCGATCACCCCGATGCGGAGTCCTACCAACGAACGCTGCGCCTTGAAATTGGTATATAGTACCTGTATTCTCTGGACGATACTCATAAAGTCCCCGTGGAGGATCTCACTCTTCATGCCCCGGCCGCGCAACCAGGAAGAGATTTCAAGCGCCGCCGCCAAGGAGCGCGTGAAGTGCGGTATTTGACGGAATATAGGCGTCACCATAGCCCGCGCCCAGTACGTCGTACCAGTTCCATGCAGAAGCCGTAGGATCCAGACAAAATTCGTCAAGCCACTTCCAAACGTTACCCACCAGATCGCGGATATTAAGCGCCGAAATGGCGTTCGCAACATATCCCGTTTTCTGGCGTCCAGTGTTTCCGGTTGCGCTCCATGCGTAGGTGTTGTTTCCGTCCTGACCTTCCGGGGATCCTGCTGCTGCCTGGCAAAATTCCGCATAGGTCGGAAGTCTCTTTCCTACGCGGCGGGCCTTCTCGTTTGCAATATACCAGTTCAGGCCTTCCGTTCCGGTGATCGGGTTAGCGTTATACTTCGACTGCAGGCCCTGACTTCCATTATCAGAAGAAAGGTAAATATCGCCCCACAATCCATTCCCAAGATAAACCATGCCTGAAGGATCGTCGCACTTCGGGCGGTGCTTTGTGGTCCATACGCTGTTCGGAATAATGCCGTTGTATACGTTACCCTGCCAACCGCTTCCGTTTTCTGCTCCGCTGCTGTTGATCGGGTTTCCAAGCGCGTTCACATAGCGACACTTTCCATAATGGAAACCACCGATCTTTCTGCTGTTGTCCGCTGTGTACCCGGAAGGGTAAGTGGAATTTTTAGAAATTACAAAAACTTCGTCGCGGTCCACGGTGTCGGATCCGTTGGTCGGATCGCAACAATAAATATAATAGTCCGTTCCCATTTCAAACCCGGAACCAGTGTCAAGGTTTGCCGTTGTAAGGTTTGTTAATACGGTTTTGAATACAGAAGAACCGACGGCGATCAGGACGCCGGCCGCGATCGTGATCTGGTTCGGTGTGGCTGCTCCCGCTGCTGTGATATACTGCGCCTTCTGTGATACAATGTCGCTCATGGCTGACAGTTTTTCCGTGGTGATCTTTGCCTTCGTGTTCATCATTGTTTCATCATAAAGAAAAAATTTCATGTGTTTTTCTCCTTTCTTACTGCTGCAGGTCTGCTTTGATTGCTTCCAGTTCTTCTTCCGTCATTCCTAACGCGTCGTAAACGGAAGGTGTGTTCGTGATCTTGATTGCTTCGGAACCGGCCGCGATCGTTCTCGAAAGTGTGATCTTTGTCTTTTCCTTCTCTGCCCTTCCGGATCCGTCTGGTTCTCCGTCGATATGCTCCACGCTCTGAATGGTTGCAGTTACGCCGCCGGCCGTAACCTTTGCGCCTGCTGCCGCTTCGTTGCAATATGTAACCGTCACCGTCTTTTTATCCTCTGATAATTCGCGGATCGGGCAAATAATAAAATTCTGGTTTTCGATCGCTTCGATTGCTTCCAGAAGGTCGGCCGCCTGCAACTGTCCGGCGTCCACCATGTCTTTACAGTTCTTCACGTCCTGCGCTGTTTTTAATACTTTCGGAAATCCTTTCATAGTGTCTTTTTCTCCTTTTCTTAATTTTTAGATACATACGCGCCAACATAGCCGCCAACGGCTGCGAAAGCGTTTTTGTCATAAATGGTGAAGTTCAACGTTTCCGTTGTCTGTGTGTGGTCCAGAACGAAGGTTTTCGGGATAATTAACAGGTTGTCGGCCTGCGGCTCTACTTTGTAGGTTCCCGGCTCTGTCAGGTAGGTTTTGCCGCCTGCTGCATACGTCGCCGTTGTAACCGTTCCGGAATTTTCGTTCGTAATGTCGATCAGGATCGCCGCCGTTTCCTTTGACTGGTTTTCAAACATGATCTTCGTTGCCAGATTTTCAAAGTTTGCCTGCAGCGCATTTACTGAAAACCACAACGCGGCCGCCGCGTCTTTCGATAACTGATCCTTGATCCGGTTGTAAAGATCCGTGAAAAGTTCTTCCTGCTGCCCCGCGTAGGTTTCAAACTGGTTTTCCATGTTATGAAGGGCTGCTGTTCCCTGATCCTCTAAGTTCGTGATCGTGGACTGGTAGGCGTTGAACTCTTCCGTGATCTGTGCCTGATACTTCTGGAAGAACGCCTGAAACTGTGCTGTGATCTGCGAAAAATCAATTTCTTTTACGGTTGCCATTACCCACCCGCAAACGTCGGCGTTCATTCGTGTATCTGTTATATTGTCCTGTGTGATCTTGATCGCTCCAACTTCCACCCTGATTTCTGCCAGTTTCAGATCGTGGATCGCTTCGGTTCTTGTAATTTCCGGTGCTACCGGGTTTTTGCTGAAACCGCCGGTTTCGATCAGAATATAAAAGTCGCGTTCCGTGTCGTCCCTTCGCAAGATCACGTTGTCGATACGGGCCAACGTTCCGGACGCTTTTTCAAGGGTGAAGATCTGCGCCTGTTCAAAATGCTTTGTCTTTCCCTTGATATTTACATAGCCACTGCCGACGCTTATATTCATACCGTCGCCCGTGGCCGTCACGGCGAAGCAATTATTAAAAACGCCGGTTGTGAAGAATGGTAAAAGCCATTCGCTCATGCTGTCGGCATTGTAAACGCGGTCGCCGTTTCTGGAATTGTAGAAATTCGCATACTGTCCCATTTATTTGTCACTCCAATCTATTTTTTCGGGTAATGCGTCGCCCATGGTCGGTACTACATACATTCCCCCGTACTCATACACTTCTTGAAGTTCTGTGATTCTCTGATTTAATACGATCCCCCATTTCTTTTTCTTTACGGTCACAATGTCCCCCAAGTCGTAATGTGTTTTATATTTGAAATTTATGTCCGCTTCGGTTTCGCACTCCACACTTTCAGAAACAACATTCGCCGCCAATGTTTCCCGGCCGCGTTGTGCCAGTGCTGCTTTGTATGCTGCGTCTGTCAATCCTTCGCTTTGAATGTCCTTCGCGTCCACAAAAATTTCCCGAAGATCTAACCCGGTGCCGCCGCCAACTTCCACATATACGCGGGCGGCTCCTTCGCCTTCCCCGCCGACGATCGCTTTCGTCCTGTACTGTTGATCGTTATATTTATAAATAACGTTGTTTAGGTTGTTGTAACTCTCCGAAAAGATAACGCGGGAATTGATACCCTGTGCCGTGGTCCTGTCGGTCCCTTTGTAGGTTTCAAATATAATTTTCCTGTTCCGGAAGTCTGGCCGGAAGCGATAACCGATCGTTCCGGCCTTTGCCAGTTTTGTTTCGTAGGTCATAAGGTTTTTCATAGTCGCTTGAAACTCTACTGTTTCCGTGAAACCATTTAAGGTTCCCAACTCCACAAGCGGGATCGCCGTCACTCCTGAAAGAAGGTTCCTCATGGCAACTTCTATTTTCCCGGAAAAATTCACGGTTGATTTTATCAGGCGTCGATCCATGTAGGACGAAAGGAAGCGGCCTTTTGCTGTGATCTCGTTTTTCAGATCGCTTTCTTCGTTCTCTATGTCTTCAATCACTCCCGCTTCGCTGCTGCCACGTTTGGAAATAATGTTTCCTTTTGCCAGTAAGCGAAGGTTTTGTTCTGTGATCGGGGCGTGGATCTCGAAATTTCCCGGTTCGTAATATTTCCGTGTCCAGATCAAAGAAGTGTGGTTTTCGATCACTCCCTTGAAATTCAGATCGCGATCGTAAATTCTTACTTCCATATCACACCCCCAGATAACGGAACCTGTAAGAAACGGTAACGTTCAGGTAATCTTCGCCGGCGTCTGCCGTATATCGGATCGTGTTTGTTCCATGCTGCAACTGTATAAAGTCGCTGTCTTCGTCCAGATACTCGTTGATCTCCTGTTTTACGCCGTCCCTTACAAGGTACACCGCTTTGTTATTTGTTTCTGTGGTAATAATCACCACGTCGCCGGCATTGATAGAAAAGGATCTGACTTCGTTTCCGATCTTGATAAATTCGCCGCTTTCCGCATGATATACGGCCGGGTTTATTACCGGTCCTTCTGCTTCCAGTGTGACGGTTATTCCGATATTGTCCGCGGCGCTGTCGTTCTCGATCTCTTTCAATACTTCGGCCGTTCTTTCCGCGAACGGCTCTTTCTCTTCCAGAAATTCGTGTGGCCATTCAAAAAGGCCCGTCCAACTTGCCATGGATACGGAAATATCTTCAAGATCCCGGAAGAACGGATCCGGGCAAAGAAGGGAAATACTGAAATTTCTAACCACTCCCGCTTCGTCAATGTCGATCCCTTCCACTTTGTAGTCAATTACGCGGGTTTCGCTGCCTTCTATGTAGGTGAAAAGGCCGGTTGACTTCGGTTTGAAGCATTTGTAAAGTAGATCCCTGTTTGCCTGATAGTCTCGTTCCATTTGTGCCGTTATTACAATGTTTCTTTGTTTTGTGGTGCTTCCCTGATACGTGGAACCGTCCACCATGGTATTTTCCGACGTTACAACGTTATTCGACACCGTGTAAATACCGTCTACCGATACAAGGAAGAACGGTTCAAAGGAATAGTTAAATTCCACTTGAACCCCGTCTTCATTCTTGCAAATAATTCTTTTCGCCATTTATCAACCCCCCTGTAACTGTAAAACCATGTTTCGGGTTGCGTTTCGTGTCTGGCGGGCTGTCTCATACGGCGAAAGGGCCTTCGGGCTTGTAATGTTGACGTTCTGAACAAAACTTTTCCCGCCGCCTTCTGCTGTTTCAAGTGCCGTATTCCTTGCCGAAGCCGTAAGCGGTGTTACAACCGCTTCGCCGTTCACCATCTGGATCAACTCCGGG